GTGTAAAGCAGGAGGTCAAAATTATCAAGAGTGGCCTCTTCTGGTACATCTGTTGATACAGATAAAGTGCTTCCTGCGGATGTGTATGCGTTAGACATTAGTTGATTCCTTAATCAATCGAGAGATTTTGGCTAATTGACTCCATGTCCGACTCTGCTTTCTTAAAAGCTGAATCAGCCTCTCTGGCCGTTGATGATGCCCTTACTTTGTATTTTCCTTTCATTCGGCACTCTTCTATCGCAGCGCCAGCTTTTTGCCACGCCTTAGCGTTCTCAACAATGCTTTGTGCGGCCTCCGATAAAGTGCCTTCCATTGCCCTCGCTTCCGCAGATACCCAAGGGTAGGATTCGGGTTCTTCCGGACTGCCGTCCGCGATAAATCTCTCAGCGTCTCTCTTTTTATACTCGTACGTGCTATCTTGCCCCGGTATTGCCGTTATATGGCGGGAGCGAATCTTGCCTGCTGCTGAGTCAATCTTTTCTAAGTAAAAGACTTTCGCCTCATCTAGGTCGTTAAAACGATTGACCTCAACGCTACTCATTGATTGTGACCTCTTCTCTCAGGTAAGGCGGCGGCGGAATAATAATAATCACCTGCTCACCCGGAACATCGCTATTAACAGTGAGCGTGTCATCCTCTAGGGTTCCTGATACGCGCCCGCTGTTTAGAACTTTGTACCATGAACCAACTGGGATGCCGCTAATAGTATTGCTGTCAACAGACAGTTCCATCGGCACTCTTTCTTTAACCTCTTCGGCGTCTCTATCAAACCAAGCATCGCTCAGCTTTTCGGGCAAAGTGTCTACAACGAACGCATCGTTATCTTCTGGCTGGTAATCTTCAACAGGTGTCTGGACAGCCTGTAAAATACTGCCTTTCTCATCCACAACAACATAGTTATAAGTTTTCATCGCGCAAGACCTACTGAATAAATCGATGCGTAAGTGACTTCTGTGTTTGTAAAAGTGTCCTTTTCTCGAATAGCAATTTGAAAGTTTCTGTTTTGATTTGGGCCTAATGTGAACCTATCAAAGATTGTAATGTGGCCGTCGGCTGTATCCGATGAAGGTATATTTGGAAAGCCAAGAGGAACATAATTCCACACAAAAGTGTCAGTAGTATTCTTAAATAGCCGCATAAAGCCTATAACCAAAAAGTCTGCTGTATCTCCTGTAAAATTGCTTACAGAAAGGTCTATAACATTTTGATAGCTTCCTGAAAGCGTTTGATCTGTGTCGTTGTACGCGAACTGAGGCGCCGTTATTGCGTTGCCCTGAACCTGCAAGGTATCGACAGCAGCGAAATCAATCTTGGCATTAGTGATCTCACCGTTTTGAATCTTTGCGCTATCGATTGCCGCGTTCGCAATTTTCGCATTATCAATCGAACCATTAGCAATCAGTACATCGTCAATGAACACTTGGTTGTTCGTCACGATGAACGGTGCCACGCCATCAGAGCCGATGTTGCCGCCTTGGGGGAGGATGGCGAATCGATCTGCGTTGACGTAGAACTCGGAGAATGAGTTTCCACTGTCGTCAGTCGCTTCGTTGGCAAGCCCAAAGCCTGCCACAGCACCGTTATTGTCAATCTTTACAGTGTACTGATCTTCTAGCTCTGTGATTTCAAGGCCATAATCATCAAGCCGAGTATTAAGGTCTTGGCTCAACTGAGACTCGGAGATGTCATTGCTGATGAATTGGATCAGGTCAGCGTTGGTGATTTCTGGGTCTACAGGCGTTATGGTGCTGTCATCACTAAACTCTGACCAGTAGCCGTGGACACTCCTTGCGCGGATTCGGACAAAGAAGGTCTCTCCGTAAGTATTAACAGGGAACCTGACGACAGCCGCTTCTGGCTCATAAGTTTCTCTAAGCGGCGCTGTTGAAGGGCTGCCGTACTCAACCTCAACCAGAGACGGTGTGGCTCCGCCCGAACCAAGCTGGTAGTCAACCAGAATATACGACTGAACTGTTCCGATCGGGGGCAACTGCTCATCAACCTGAAGAAGGTTAGTGATGGTTGGAGTTGCTGGCGAAAGTGCAGTCTCATCTTCGATGACGTACTCAACAGGATCAGACCATTCGCTGAACCGGTCACCTTTGACCGCGCGAGCTTGAAACTCGTAAGTCGTTCCTACGTTCAGGCCGTCAATTCGGAATATGGATGAGTCTTGCGGCGCAGTCAGATCATATCCATCTGTGCCGACCTCTCTATAGCGAAGCTGGTTTTGTTGAGTTGAGCCGAACTGAGCTGAGTTTTTAACATTGACATAGACTGTCGCTGTCGGAGAACCTTCCCCGTCTCGGACAACGCTTGTGATGCTGGTTGCGTCGCCCCTGATGTCAGGATCATCAATTTCAGGCTTTTCAGGCGGAACTCTGTCTGGGTCAACTGGCTCTGTTATGACGGGATCGTAAGCAGGAATAGGCCCGTCGATTGCATCAAGAACATTGTCTGCTGATGGGACAGTCGTGACAGTTGCTTGGAAGTCGCCCTCTGGCTGAATCTCTGTGACCTTAACATCGATGCTTTCCCTACCAAGCTCGCCGAAGATTACGAGATCATCAGGAGAGAGATTAAGCACCTCGTTGTCGAGCACGAGGGTTTTTGTGCCGGGCGCATCAGTCAGAACACCAACGGTTGAAAGTTGTCCGTTAGATTTCTGAATCTTGACGCCGTAGCTTTCCCCGGCCTGCATAGGGAAGATTTCATCAACTTCAATCTCAGTGTTGGAGTTGACTGATTTAATTCTCCCAGCCGCCAGACCAACAAGGATTACATCGTGCTGAATTGTCAGCAGGTCGCCTCGTTGGTAACGAAGATGCTGTACATCCTGCTTAAAGGTAAACCGCTCGGGGCGAAGGCGCTGCTGAGCTAGGTGATACCTGCCGTACTTGTGCGCTTGGTCTGGGTCGGTTACGCCTTTAGCCTGAAGCGTCTCATACTTCTGTGCGTTTGTTTCATCAAACCCGTCGTCAAACACCAGGCGCTCGGCGTTTTCCCAAGTCGTATCATCGACAAACCTGACCCTCAGAGCCTCGGGGATTTCTACAGCCGATGTCTCAAAGCTAAAGTCAAAGCTATTCCTAGGACTTATGACCATCCTCGGGACAGACTGCACAATATCTCTGACAACACTAATCTTTGAATCCGGGTTAAACGCCCACGAAGCAAGCCCAGCTCCAGCAACCTCTCCGGCTCTGTCTAGCGTTGTGCCGGTATTGTCAAATATGCCGTTGTACTTAAAGCCCTCTGTCTCGCAGTAATCAGCCCAATCAAGAAGAGCGGCAGTGTCCAAGTCGCTCTGAGGGATAGGTCGGCGATTAGCTGTGCCACTCCAGATGTCTGCATAAATCCAAGCAGGGTTATTGGTGGGCTGCGGAACCCAAGCAGCGCCATTCCAAACATCAAGGACAGATGTTGCTTTAACAGACAAGTCCTCAATACGGCCATTTAGCTGATCTGTTGCTCGCACACGAAGCGCCATGACTACCGTGCCGTCAACATCAAACCCTCGGACACTGCGTATCGTGCGAAGAGCACTCCAAGTGATTTCGTTTTGCACAGAGCTTGTGTTTGAGTGACGCGTGCGAAGCCTTGTTACCCGAACCTCATACTGCCCAGTCGGCACATTCCAGCGTAACCCACGACGGATTGTTTGTTTCTTACTGGAGCTGACATCAAATTGCTCTCTTTCAGCAATCCAGGCCGTCGTGCCAACTTCTCTGTACTCAATCTTGAAAGTTACTGTTGCTGAGGTTGTCTTGGCATTCTTGTTTACCGAATACAAAGCACCAGTAAAGTCAATGCTAATTTCGTCGGCATCTGTGTCGGTTGTCCTAATTGCCGATTCTTGATCGACCAGCGTAACCTCGCCATCGTCAGAGATTCCCTCAAAATCAGTGTTCTGAGTTGTAAATGCTGGGTTCGACTCAATGACGGTATTGGAGTACAGCCTTATATCATCTGGAGCACCGATCTCGTACTCAACATCATCGAACTGATTGATGTCGGTCTCTCCGATCTTAATAGGGTCGCCAGCGTAAGGAATGGCGGTTGAGCCATCTACCTGCACATCTAAAAGATTGACGGATGGAGAGGTGTAGGTTGTATCGCCAGACTGCGGGTTTGTTGAACTTGTGCCATTTAATGTGATGCGGATAGTAACGCTGACGTTCTGCAAGTCGTCGTTTGCAGAAAGGCCCGGGATTGGGTCTCCAGAGGTGATTGGGGTAAATGTGGCCCCGCCGTCAATGGA